AGATAACCACCCGCCCATCCTACATTTATAGGATTAAGTAGAAATCTAATATCTTCTGGACTCTGGAAAGAATATCTAACGTGTTTTGCAGGTGCTTTCCAAGATGCAGGTTTGTAAACATTTCCATTGTTTTTATCAACAAATGCGTGGACTGAACCATCCCTGTACTCATTTCTATTTTGGAATGTATCATACTCAACTTGAACTACTTTGTAGTATTTCTTACCTTCTCTTATCTCAAACTTCATTAAGTTTGCAGTACCATTTTGGATACGTTTTAGTTCCTCTGATGGGTAAGTGCTATCAGGGTCACTTGCTACCATTCTCTCCATACTTCTTGTATGGTATATTTTGTAGTTCTCTGTAATCGCCTTGCAATACTCTTCTGTATAAGACTTGATGAAAACTCTGTTTGTTTCCTTGACTGATTCGCCAATTACCATTTCCATAAGGGGTTCTCCGTTTGTTATGTACTCATTATAGCATTAAAAAAGGGGGTTGAGTACCCCCTTGTGACACTTTTTAAACTGTCTCTGGTTCTGGTATCTTGACCTCCTGAGTGAATGTGTCTATAATATTCCAATCATCATCCCTTCGTTGGTCAATTTCAAATGCTTTCCATTCCCCATCAAAAACATATATAAACTCTTCTCCTGATGTTGAGTTTACTTTATATTCATCAAAGTTTTTATCAAGTCTAGGTGTCTCTTCATCCCCACCATAGTAGTTGGGTTTTGGGTCTTCAATCTTAGTAAACTTTCCTGTCATCACATCATAAATGTTATCTGACCAACAAGATGACATATTACCACCATCTATCAACTCTGCAATTTTCTCTTTTGTATTGTATCTCTCTTTAAGAGTGACACCTAACCATTCTGGGTATCCATCCCAATGATGATATACTGAGAGGATTGAACCATCCTCTAATTTAAGTCCAAGTCTTGCTCTAGTTGCCATAGTGATAAAAAAATAGGGTGAGAGAAACAAAAACATAGTGGAGCAACTTTGCCTAGATTACTCATCTTAATCCTACAACTTTTACAACTTTTCCTCTAGTCTTAAGAAAAACTATCTTGAGACATCGCTTTCAGTCAAAGTAAACCTTCCTAACCAAAAATGGATGTATAGGTAGTAGGGATGAAACCACAGATGTTTTGTTTCCCACTATTAATATAACACATCCGCAAGAGGATTCAACTGTTCATGTGCCACTTCAATTACTGGCATATAAAGTGTTCCATATTTACCGAATATTCGTCTAAACTTACCAAGTCTATCGCCAAGATACACGATAGCAGATTGAAATGGAGCAGCACCCTGACCATTTCCAAATTTTAATCTTTTATTAATTGCAAGAAATGGATAAGTTGATATAGACTTCCACCATCTTGTAGAAACATCCATCTTTATGAGTAATACCAGTTCTTTTGCGTGTCCTAGTTTATATTGTGATACTGCGTATGGTATCCACTCCTTACTATTACTATATGGATGGTTCATAAACACACTCTCGGCAACCCAATTATGTGTCAGACCATTTGCCTTTTCGTCATACAAGATTCTAGCGGGTACGTTGGGATTCTCGATGTCATTACAACAAGGGTCTAAATCTAGTTTGTTATCAAAAAATTCTAGTACATCCCCCACAAACTCAGGGGGTGTATTCCAACAATCAGTTTTGTTTCCTGTCGTTGATGTTAATGCTTTTAATGCTGTTGATGCCATACAAATATTATATCACACAAATCTAGTTCTGTCCAATCTAAATATTTAAAAATTCGGTTTTCCGTATATGAATTTACTAGAGGGTTGCCATTCTCTTAAACTAGAATGTGCATTAAGAGATTTAGGTTTCGTAGATGTGGGTTGGAAAACTATTGCAAATGCAGGTATATTTATTATTTGTCCTTTCGGGTTGCCCGAAAATCCAGAGGGGGATTTACTCGGATTTCAAGTTGTCAAATCTAGTAGGGTCATTAGATTATCCGAGAGTGCTAAAAAAGCACTAGATTTTGCTATAACGATGTCAGGTTAGTCGTCATAAATTAGACATTCTGGTTCGTCTGGGTGTAGGTCGCAGAATAATTCTAAAGCATTTGGGTCGTGATGGTCGCCCGCTTCAATTTCCTTTTTGTGATGTCCGACATACTCCTGTAGTTCGTGTAACTCTTCTTTGTAATGTCTCCTCGCTGCAGATGAAACAGTTGGGTCATCAATCCTTTCTTTGTCGAACTGGATGTGGTCTTCTATTGTTTTCATAATGTTCTCCTTTTACAATACTATTTATTAGATGTTGATAAAGATTCAAGTTTTTCTTTACGGATAAACACACCTTTCATATCATAATATAATCTATGATTTTCGGTGGTAACATAGTGTCCTATGATGTCACTTCCGTCACAATTGTAACCGTACGCTATAACTTTCTCTCCTACTCCATCTATACGAAATCTTTTATCAGATGTCAAGTATGTTCCGTAATGTTGGTCTAAATTAAACATAGTTCTAAGAGTAATGTGAGCATATTATAACATAACTAATTATAATTTGGTCAATTGCTTAATGATTTCTTAAGAAAAATCATTAAAGAATGTTCCAAAAGTGCCACTATCTCCATCCTTTCGGTTTTCAATTTTATCCATAATATCGGATGCCATAATAAGATTATCTATATTCGCAAGCATATCTGCAATGTGCTTACTTATCATAGGTTTCTCATTCCTTGCTGAAAATGCAAGAGCATTTTTAAGATTACTCTTCGCTTCCTCTAGTGAGTCTTTAACTTGTTCTGATAATGCCATTAATCTTTAATCCACCCTCTATCTGTGAGTTGATAACCACCTGCAACCAATTCATCATCACTTAGGTTTTCTGTATTTTCTATTACAATATCTTGCTTTCTATCTGGTAATTCAGTATAATCTGGCCAACGCTTTGGATTTGTGATGTAATCATCATCATTCGCAGACGCATTTATTTCTACGACTTTTTTACTTTTGTCAACACCATACAATAAATCCAAAACTTCTTTTGAATGTCTCGCACACACACGATGGTATTGTGAATTTCTTTTGAGTGTATCTAATATACAGTCCAGAATATCTTGTGGGGATTCTACTGAGAGTGCGTCTTCAATAGCATCCCTAAGATTATTAAGTGATGGGTGGATGTTATCCATATTTGTTTTGGTCTAATTGAATTGCTTTTTCCATGATACCTTGTATTTCCTTTGAAGTCAAGTTGTTCATCCAACTCCACTCTGGGTCTTGTTTATCCCATTCAACGGTAAAAGTACCATCTTTATTTTGATTGATTTTCAGAGATTTGCTCATCTTTTTTCAATTTTAATGTTTTTTTTAATAGTTTGGCATACTTCACATCTTCATTATTATATAAATCTGGATTTGCTTTTGCTCTCTTTATCAACTTCTTTATTGCTTTCTTATCGTTCATAAAAAAGTTAAGTTATGTTAAGAATTATTTAGTATATTACGAATTGAAGATATTTTTGATGTCTCCTGATACTGACGAACTACCTTTTTTAATTCTTATTCTAGTCTTGAATCTCTCATCGTGTTCTGCTAATCTACTCATTACAGTAAGCATATCATCTTGCAATTTCTCTATTCTTTCATTCTGTTGTTGTATAACTTCTTCTACCATATAATTTTCCCCACTCATAGGGTCTTTTACTCTTATCTCAAACTGTTCTTCGGGTGTTAATCTATCACGATATGGATATAATCTATCTGCGATTTCATCTGCAACCATCCATAAAAATTCTCTAATGTTAAATAAAAGTTTCATTTTTTCCATTCATTATAGTTTTGGTCTATGTCTCTTGCTAACATAGCAATAAGTGTATCGTAAGGAATCCAAGCAGGGTCTTCATCTTGAAACTGTACTTCGACTTCCTTAACATTTTTTGCGTAGAATCTGTGATATACAGTTCTAACATTTTTCACAAAGGTCAATGGATTATTCATAGTTAATAGTTTCTTCCATTATAAAACCCCTGACTTAAAAAGTCAAGGGTCATTAAGATGCTGTTTTTGTTAAGGTGGATGCGTAAAGTTATACATTACTGTATTAAAACCTCCTTACATATTCTTTTACATTCGCTTGCGTTGTCGCTACATTCGATTAAGCACTCATAGTATTCTGCGATTAAATCGTTATGTAAATCTTTTTCCTCATTTACTAACTGATTGTGCGAAATTAAGTTGTGCATTTTGTCGAACCTCTACTATCTAAACCCATAATATAGGAGTTTTAGTGCATCTTGTTTCTCCCTAATTCACAAAATTATTTATTGAAATACTGACAAAA